CGGGTTACGATATCGTAAAAGGCGCCCTGCGCCAGAAGCTGGGGCTGCAGGTGCTCGAGATAAGCCCGCGTCGCGAGGGCGGCGGCGAACACGCGGTCATCCTTCAAGTTGCCGGGGGCGCGGGGCGCGATCGTCGATTTGTCCTGCACCATCGTTGCCATTTCCTGCAATAGCAGGACCGAGCGGATGTCCAGCGTGCCGCTGATGAAGTTGTCGCGGTACGCGTTCATCAACTCCCACTTGCGCGACCAATTCGTTTCGAAATTGTAGACATATCCAGCCGACGGGCTGTCGGGGCGATGATAGAGATACCAGCGGCAGTTTTCGAGAAAATCATCCCAGCCATAGTCGCGGCGGCGCGCTTGGTAGACGTCCGCCCGCAACTGTTGGCGCACGGCATTGAAGGCCGTCATCACCACGCGGCCCGGCCCCTGCAAATCTATATTGACTAGGCAGTTCCGATAGGCTCCGGCGAGGTGCGCCAGCACCCAAGCCGCCTGCTCGGTCTCGGCGCGGCCGGTGCAGAACTCGGCAACCTGAACCAGCCTATCGGCGTAGGCCCGCCACACGCTTGAGACGTTGTTTGACGACCACTCCTCCCGTGTGAACGACGGGTCATCGCCAATGACATAGAGACCTTCCTTTACCGGATCTTCCCACACCCTGAGTTCGACGTCCTCGAGGCGCGCGGCGTCAAAGATCTGCTCCATCTTGGTCTGCCAGAATGTGCTGCCGAATTCATATCGGTATGCCTTGAACAGCAACTCGGCCGGATCGCGGCTGTTGGCCTCCTTGATCGCCTCGTAGCGCTGTTGAATGCGCTCGGCCTGAAAGAACGAATAGCCTCCCATGACGAAGGCTTGTTCGGGCGTCCAAGGCTGGTTCTGGTCGAGCGACTGGCGGTCCTGCCGGGTCTGCCGCCAGCGATACCACGCCAATTGCTCTTGTGTGACGACATGGCCGAAGCGGGTCGAGACTTGGTGAATGAGTTTGGCTTCCTCGCCGTTCGGAGGCTCGATACCGAAGCGGGCGAAGCGGGGATCGGACTTCTTTACTCGATTGGTCGGCTGCGCCCACCAGCCGATAAAGATCCGCACGATGGTCGGATCGTGCTCGGCCGAGTTCCACATGTCGGCCCAATGATTGAGGCCGTCTGCGGTCGATTCGACGATGAAAAGCCGATCTGGATTTTCCTGCGCCATCGACTCGATGAAACTCTGGATACCAGCCGGTTGGCCGTATTTCGCGAGTTCGGTCAGATGTGCAAACGCATAGCCGCGGCCCTCTCCCCACGTCGTGCTGCGTTTTCCGGCCACTGGATAGTCGAGTCTCGATTGATTGGGCAGGAGCAATCTATTGGCGCTATGCTTCCACTTGGCGTCGGTGCGCGACAAGTACCCAGGAGGAAAACTGCGGATATATCGCTTTAGAGTGTCGATGAATGTGTCGCGATTCTCTGGGGTATCTGAAACGAGCGCCCCGATAATCCTGGGGTGTACCGAAAGCCAAAACAAGTCTATCGCTAGACTGATGGTCGTTACGCCCAATTGGCGACTTTTCAATACATAAAACGTCCGGATTCCTTGGTCTAAGCCTCGGCATATCTCTTCCAGAAGGCGGCGCTGCGAATCCCACAATATCAAGGGGGAGCCTCGATCGTCCTCAGCCGATTCTTCCTTGGAATCGATTCTCAGTTTGGTGATGAATTCGAGGAAGAGCTTGAGCCAGGGTTGTTTGCGCCCGGCCCGCAGCAAATCCTTTTGCGCGGCGGCGTTCATAGCGGCGGGCTGAAGATGACGCTATATCGATCGCCCAACGCGGTCTGAATGTAAATTGAAAGTTTGGGATACTGGTTGAGGACCGACATCCGAACCAGGATGGCTTGCAGTAGACCGCTGATTGGCGAAGTGATGGTAGATGGGGCGGGGTCGCCTTGCGAGGACATCAGGACGATCGGGTTTTTGATGCCCAATATCGATGAGATGTCAAAGGCGAGGTTGACACTAGGCGTTTGCTTCGGCAACGGCGGGGGGTAAAGATAGATCCTGTATAAGCTGCTGAAGACTGACAGCACGACAGGATAGGGCCAGAACAAGAGCGTGCTGATTTCAAGCAACACCAATCCGGCGCCGCTCTCCAGCGTAATCCGCCCGCCATCCTCTAGCAGAACGACCGACATCACCTCATCTCGGAAGGATCAGCCGACGCCGCAGCAGCACCGGGTTCTCCTCGATCTTCTTTGCCGCCCAGATGCCGCAGACAACACCAAGCAATGAAAGGGAATGGTGGCAGGTCGGATCCCACGGCGCGAACGTCGTCAGCGGCGAGCCCGCCGCGGTAGGATCGAGTGTTAATTGCTCGTTCAATCCCTTTAGATTCGCAGCCGGCGAAAGTGTCATCGATGAAATCGTCGATATGCTGACGCCCCCACTCCCGGCATCAACATTGGCGGCAGTAGTCGTCTTATTCCAGAGGCCCGATCCTCTGGTAGCGTTAAAGCCCCAAATCAGCTTATTGGGAAAGTCTATTGCGACATATAGCACATCGCCGGTTTGCCATGTATCTATGGCGGCGAGTACTACGTTATTTAACAGCCAGTCACCAGGAGACGCACTCCAACCGACTGAATTAGTGTCACTGCCGACGTATGTTCCAGCAGCCGTGCTAGCGGACGAAGTGCCGACCCCGACTTCCGGTGTCGAATTTACCGTATTGGCGGTGAACTTGACGACGTGCTTTCCGGCGCTGTTGAACCCTGTTCCATATGAAGCGTGGTCCGTACCGCCGCCGGAGTTTAGCGTTACCGTTATATTGCCGACGGTGAACCCGAGCGCGCCGGACGCGTTGCGGGTGGTGTCCCAGGTCGACATTAGAGCCGGCGCCCGTAAAGGCTCATTTGTTTTCCGTAACGATAATGATTCCGGCCGTCCCGGCGCCGCCGGTCGCCGCTCCGGTCCCGGTGCCGATCCCGCCTGCTCCGCCGCCGCCCACGGTGTAGGTGTAGGTCGCAGCCGGGCTGGTTATGACCAGCACAAGGCACTCCCCACCACCGCCGCCGCCGCCCGCAGCATGGCTTATCGAAACCACCGGAGACCCGAGGCCGCCCGTTCCGTAACCGGCAAACACAGCGCCGTTGCCGCCTGGCGGCCCCAACGGGATAATAACGGGAGTGCCCGTAAACGCAGCTTTGCCAGCCTGCCCCGGTATCCGCAAATTGGCTGAGCCCGAACCACCGGTGCCGCCCGCTCCACCGGCTCCTGGCGTCGTGCCGGTAACGCCCGCGCCTCCAGTTCCGCCGGCTGCGTTGATGCTGTTGAATGTCGACGCCGTACCGGTCGTGCCGGTTGGTCCGGTGGTGGCGCCCGTACCGCCGCCGCCGCCGCCGCCACCACATGCCTGAACAATGATATCGTTGACCCCGGTCGGGGTCGTATAGGTTTGAGCCGTGCCCGAAGTAAAAACCTGCCAGGTCGTACTGATCCCAACGACCGTAGCACAGCTACCTGCCGTGTTGGTAACGTCACCGGTAAGTGCCGGGAGAGCCGAGCAGGGAAGGGGAACGGTCACCGGGCCGGTGAAAGTGGTGCTCGCCGCTTGTGCCTGGAGCGCCCACAGTAGAACGCACAGAAAGGCCGACCTCATTTCTGCCGCCAGAAACTTCCCCTCAGTCCGGCGACATACTTCTTCCAATATTCCGCAGTCTTATCTGCGGCGTCGAGCGCCGCGCGGGCAGTTTTTAAATGAGCCTCGGTGACCGCTAGATTGACCTCCATCTGAGTAGCCTTGTCCTCGGCTTCTGCGCGCTCCTCGTCGAGTTTCCGAATCGTGCAGCGCATCCGCCAGTCGGCGAGCTGCCCCGGATCGGCCCGCAAATCCAATGGCGAGCCACAGTAGTCCTGCATCGTCTGCGCCGCAGCCGGTGATGCAAGCAAAATCAGTAGAATTACGACAATACCCATGACCCGTTGCTCGTCCATACCTGCATGTTGGTAGTGGACTCCGCGTACCAGCACACCAGGCTCCCAGGGGTCGATGAGACGAGAGAGCCAGCTGCCGCGCCGGCCACGTTGCCCATCGTGAATATCTCGGATGCCGCGGCCTGCACCGTGATCTGCTGTGCCGCAACAACAGTAACGCACCAGTTATCCCCAGCCGATAGGTTTGCCGTGGTCGGCAGAGTGATCGTCAAGGCCCCAGCGTTACCGGCGTTGTCGAACCGCACCCAGTCATCAGCCCCGGCGCTTGCCAATGTATAGGTCGAGGTAGTCTTGCTCGTAACCGTCATCTTTGCCGCGAGGATGCTGGTCCACTGCATCGCCGTGGAACCGCCGCCTTCGGAGATCAGGGCTTGACCCGCCGAGCCAACCGTTATCGGGAGATTGAAGTTATATGCGGAGGTCGCTCCCCCTGGCGCCTGAACTGTAACCGCGTTCGCCGAGCCGGAGTTGTAGAATCCTAGAGAGCCGGAGGTGGTCGAGGCAACGCCCAAGACCGGAGCGGATGTCGCCGTTGGCGCTGCCGTCGAGCCGGTGGCGTTGCCCAATACCGTCCCCGCAGCGACCGTCGCCAGATCCCCGACCGCAGGTTGCGTGCAGGTTGTGGCTGCCGTTGCGGCGGCTAATGAGTTCGCCCACGTGTGCGAGGCGCAGGAATAGGTCTGCACTGGCGAGACAAACGTATTCGCGGCCCATGCACATGCGGGCATCGTCGCGAGAGACAGTGCGATTGGCGCCGCCCGAAGTTTAAGCCACATCCCAACCTCCTGTGTTGCTCTCCGCGATCCATTGGTTTGCAACCCCAGCAGGAGCGTAAACAAAAATCGCCGAGAATGGAAGATTCGAGCTCAGATTACCGCCAGGCGCGCTGTTGTTTACACCGAGCGCGATGCGAACCCCAGCCGGGGCCGCTACCTCTAACGATTGACCAGTGACGACGGTAAAGTGAAAATTTAATCCCGGTGAAACCGGCGGAAGCGTAAACACTACGGCTCCCGAAGCGCCGCCATTGTCGAAATACGTCGCGCTGTCCGTCGATAGAACGTTGTAATTCGCAACTTCGCTACGAGTCGTGACGAATGGTGATCCTCCACCGCCGGCGAGAGCGGCCATCGCCGCTGCGGTTCCGCTATAATTTTGCCCGTTGCGGACAATGGGGAAGATATCAGCCCCATTGAGTGCCCCCGCACTTGGCATTTGACTGATTTTTTCATCAGACATCGCCGTTCAGCGAATCGCTCGCGGTCGGCCCAAAACATCTGCCTTTATACAACGCGCGCATGATTCATAGTCAATGCTTTCTCTGTCCGCCCTTTTGCAGCAGTTCGGGGTGTTGCGCGATAAACGCCGCCTGCTCGGCTTCCCGGCGCTCTTCGTCGGCAATCAGCGCGTCGGCGTGCGGCGGGTGCGTCTGCTCGATCAACGCCTCTTTGCCGATCGCCCCTCTGGCATTGAGATCAAACGCCAGGGACCGCGCTTCGTGACTGAACGCAGGCGAGGCCGAATGGCCGTCAACCGATACTTTGTAGCGCTCGTCCAATTGCCCCAACAGGAATTGAATCCCGATCATGCCTGGGGCGGGGGCCTCGAAAAGATCCTTGTCGACGGCGTGTTTCTTGAAAAGCCCGGCGTCGGCCTCTTTGATCCACGCAATCAGGACATCGGGCGAGTGCGCCCGCAACAGGTCAAACCCCAATCCCGCCACTTCTTCGACCTGCCGCTCGATTTCGAGCGCCTGATCGCGCAGCCGCGCGCCGGCAAGCCGTACCAGCGTTTCGGCATGCGCTTGCGCCCGCACACCCGATTCGCCGCGTCCCTGCATGACGGGGGGCTGCCCGCCCATCGTGTCGAAACGCTGTTCCATCTCATGCAATGATTCCCAGGAGCCGGGCGGGAGTTCCGGGGCGATCTTCTCGACTTTCGCCCCCGGCGAGGCTTCGGCGAACCAGCCGCCTGGCCTGCGCAGTTTGGCGCGGATCTGCTGCGCCGGGCTCTGTGCGCCGGAGACAAACCACGACGGATCTTCCTGGTGACGCAAGATTCGGTTGATCCCATCCCAGCGGGCGTTGATTGCCTCCTGCAATGCTCCGACATCGTTGAGCTCGGAATAGCCCCAAAAATAATCCGGCAGGGGGTTGGGGCAGACCTCGACAAAAGGATGTTGGCCGACAAGTGGGTTAGACCGCTGTATCGAATGCCCGGTGATCGCCTCCAATTCATCGATCGCCTTTCTGACTTGGGCGTCGGGATAGGCGATGATGTTGTGCGGCTCGCGGCGGTTGTCGTTGATGATGCAGTCGTTGCCGACGATTTGGATCGTCGCCCAATCCTCGTTCGGCCAATCCCACACCCATAACTCGTCCAGTCGGATGAGATTGGTCATGATCTTCGCGTCCAAAGTCGGCGACGGGGCGCATAGCCAGTTGGCGAGGTTCTTGCCCTGCCCCGCGCCGGCCGTTCCTTGCGGCTTGAACGGATAGAGTTGCCCTCCGATCACGACCCGCCGTTCGGTATTTCGTTCTCCTGGGGAGTCTTCGTCATTGGCCGGCCGGATGTACTGCGCGACATTTTTCATCAACTGAGATTTGCGGGGGTGGCGGTCAACCAACTCAGCAAAACGTGAGGGAGTTATCCAGGCCGAGTGAACAAAGGCCCCTTGCTTGTCGAGTGAATTGATGTCTTCGCGTTCCACACCCATCGTTTCGGGCTGGATCATGTAGGGCTCGATGCCGCGCTTTGTCGGAAGCAATTGGACAAAGGTTTTGCCCTTGACCATCCCCCATTCGACTGCGTCCTGAATGGTCGTGTCGACATTGTTGTTGCGAATCTGCCTCAGCAGCTCGGTAGATGCAGTCTTGCCGAAAGCACGGTCCCTTGGCCCCGCCGATCCGTAGGGCTCGACGGCGAACCGAAGCTCGACCGGCGAGTAGAGCATTGAGGCGCGGTTTTGGATGTAGGAGCGGACCTTCTTGAAGGTCTGCGGCTCACCGTCCGAATCGCCTGTGAGGTAAAGATTGCGGTAACGCGCGCCGAGTTGCTGGCGGTTCTTGAGCGAGACGTAACAGGCAGCGATTAACTCGCTCGCCCAGCCCGCAAGATTGCGCTGCGGTATGCGGAACCCGCGGTTTGCCACATCACCTCAAGCGCCGGTCGTCGGCGACAAAATGCGTCGGGACTTTGACCTTGTTGCGGTGGATCTCCTGGAGAGCCGACTGCTCGGCGCCAGGCTGGCCGCGGTCTCTTAATTGCCCATTGAGCGCTGCGTGTGCGAGTTGTGCGGGCGATCGCCGCATTTGCGCAGTCCGCTTCCCGGCCGAGAAGAAACTATCCGCCGCGGCCTGTTGTTGCGGCGGCAGCTTGGGCGTCATCGTCTCGCTCGGGCGCACATCGGTAC